AAAAAAGCGGCTAAGTCAAAAACGTTTAAAAAAGCGGTTCAAACTGGAACGGCTATAGTACCTCATATAATACGGCTTTAACACACAAGGAGTAAGACATGTTATCAAACACAGCGACTCCGAAATATTACGGGGAATTCAGAGAGAAAGTATTAAGTGGTAAGATACCTGTAAACGAATACGTCTCTTTGCAAATGCAGAGAATAGATCGGAGAACAGAAGCTCCAAGGTATTATTACGACGAACAAGCAGTAGAAGCTTACATATTATTTGCCGAAACAGAACTAACTCTCACTGACGGTTCCCCTTTAGTATTAACGGATGCATTTAAGCTGTGGGCAGAAGACGTATATGGCTGGTACGAATTCGTAGATAAGCTCGTTTATGTACGAGGATCTAATGGTGCAAAAGGTCAATACGTAAAAAAGCGAGTTAAGAAACGTCTTACTAGAAAACAATTCCTAATAGTCGCAAGAGGCGCTGCTAAAACCATGTATCTGGAGAGCATACAAGGGTTCCATCTTGTGTCAGATCCAGAGACGACTGATCAGATAACCACATCTCCTACAATGAGACAGTCCGATGAGGTTTTGGGTCCGTTACGTACTGCAATAGCAAGAGCCCCAGGATCGGTGTTTAAGGTTCTTACGATGGGTTCAAATCAGAACACCACTGGCAACCCGGATTCCAGAAGAAAGCTATATTCGTCAAAAGCTGGAATAGTGAATACGCTAACAAATTCTATACTGCGAATACTACCTATGACCATCGATAGACTTCAAGGTCTAAGATGTAAAATAGCCACGGTTGACGAATGGCTTTCTTGTGATATTCGCGAAGATCCTATAGGTGCCATTGAACAGGGCGCTTCTAAACTTCCAGACTACCTGATAGTCGCGGCATCTTCCGAAGGAACGGTTAGAAATGGTCCTGGTGACACAATTAAGATGGAGTTGCTCGATATTTTACGAGGTAAATACTCGGCCGAGCATGTGTCTATCTGGTATTACTGCTTAGACGACGTTAAAGAAGTAGAAGATCCCGAGATGTGGTTAAAAGCTAACCCGAATCTCGGCATCACGGTCAGCTATGAAGTGTATCAGGAGGATAAGGAACGAGCTGAGAACGCTCCCGCATCTAGAAATGATATTCTTGCAAAAAGATTTGGTATACCTATGGAAGGGTATACATATTTCTTTACATTTGACGAAATAACACCGCATCGCAAGCGCAATTTCTGGCAGATGTCTTGTGCTCTCGGAGCTGACCTGTCTCAGGGTGATGACTTCTGTGCGTTTACGTTTTTGTTTCCTCTTGGACGAGGTGAGTTCGGGGTAAAAACAAGGAGTTATATTACAACAAGAACGTTTTCCAGACTACCTTCGGCTCCAAGAGAGTTATATCAGAAATTTATTGACGAGGGGAGTTTGATCGTACTCGAGGGAAGCGTACTTGACATGATGGAAGTCTATGACGACCTCGACCAGTACATAGATGAGAACGAGTATGACGTATCTTGTCTTGGATATGATCCATACAACGCAAAGGAATTTGTCCAAAAATGGGCAGAACAGCATGGTGAATACTTTATCGAGAAAGTTCCACAGGGCGTCAAGACCGAATCCGTTCCTCTCGGCGAGATAAAAGACATGGCAACAGATCGCAAACTTATATTTGATCAGGAGTTGATGAAATTCGCTATGGGTAACTGCGTTGTTCTCGAAGACACTAATGGAAATCGCAAGCTTTTAAAGAAACGATACGAGGAGAAGATAGATAATGTGGCAGCATTGCTCGATGCTTGGGTTGCTTACAAAGTCTATAAGGATCAATTTTTCTAGGAGGTAGTCCATGAATGATTATAGGGCCTACGTCGAATGTGACTATAACTCCATTTATCACTACGGCGTAAAAGGTACAAAATGGGGAGTTAGGCGTTATCAATACGAGGACGGATCTTTAACTCCTGAAGGAGTTGAGCATTATAAGCAACTCGCTGCTGGCACTGCGGGAATAATTGGCGTTGGTGTAGGAGCTGCGTTAGCAGAGCGTCGTAGAAATAGATTGAATGCGATGGCTGAAAAGTTATCTAAAGCCAGAGGAACTTACAGTCATGACATGGCAAGATATAACGATCGTCTGAACGCGTTACAAAAATCAAAAAAGTTTATAAAGTCCACAAAACTCAAAAGCCAATGGACTAGAGATCTGACAAACAACCAAAGCTTTTATCGATACATGAAGAAAACAGACCCGGATATGTTCAAATCAGCAGGAAGGGGACGACTCGCTTTATCTAAGTTATCCAAGAAAGGAAAAATAGGTCTCGCTATTGGTGCAGCTGCGCTAGCCGGTGCTGGCGGGTATGCATTGTATAAGCATAACAAAAAGAAAAAACAGAGAAAGGAGACATAAGATGTCAAACGATTATAGAGCTTATGTAGAATGTGACTATAACTCTATTTATCACCATGGCGTAAAAGGTCAGAAATGGGGTATTCGTCGCTATCAGAACGAAGACGGCTCATTGACACCTCAGGGAATGGCAAGATACAAGAAATATAGAGACGCGTACATGCAGGCAGGATACAGTAAAAAAGCAGCGTCAGAATTAGCAAAGCGCAAAACAGTGGAACACTACAAGAGAAAAGATAGAGCTGCAACAGCCGCTGCTATAGGTGCTAGTGCTTACGGAGCTTACGACACGTTCAATAGAGCGCGTAACATGAATCAGATGCTAAAAAGCGCCAAAAGAGGGACGTTTCAAGAGGATCTTGACAATTGGAGTAAATACAGAAAGAATTCTCATGAAAGCTTTGGAGACTATATACATCGTACGTCTAAGACTTCAAAAGCGGCTAATAAAGTTAAGAAAGGTCTTGGTTTTACAGAGAAGTATGTAAAGGGCCACGCAGTCGATGCGGACGGAGTGCTTAATCCGATCATGAAAACGAGACTCACAAAGAAGGGAAAGATTGGTCTTGCTGTAGCCGGTGCGACAGCTCTTGGTGCTGGCGGATACGCTTTATACAGACATCATAAGAAAAAGAAGCAGCAACAGAAGCAGAACCAGAAGCGTAGATAAAATCAAAATGGTAGTCGAAAGGAGAAACTAAATGTCCTCAATAACAGAAAGGGCAAAAAGAGCCTGGGACGTGTTCCGAGGTAGAGATCCGACCATCTACAATAGGAATCTTGGACCGTCATATTCTACTAGACCGGACAAGAAACGTGTGATATACGGCGGAGACAGGTCGATAGTTAATGCCGTGTATAACAGAATAGCTATAGATTGTGCAGCTGTCGACGTAGAGCACATACGAAAGAATAATGAAGGATTTTTTGAAGACACGATAGACGATAGTTTAAACAAGTGTTTAACGCTATCCGCAAACATCGATCAGACTGGAAGATCCCTTATTCAAGATATCGTGCTTTCTATGTTTGACGAGGGTGTAATCGCAGTCGTTCCGACGTTAACGTCAAAGAGCATCATCTCAGAAGAAAATTACAAGATCTACGAGTTGCGAACTGCAAAGATTAAGCAATGGTATCCAAAGCACATTCGTGTCGAGGTGTACGATGACGAAACTGGAAGAAAACGAGAAGTGACGCTCCCTAAGAAGTCTGTAGCTATAATAGAAAACCCGTTCTACGCGGTTATGAACGAACCAAACTCTATCGGCAGAAGACTAATAACCAAGTTAAATTTATTAGACGTTATAGATGATCAGCTGTCGGCTGGCAAACTTGACATGATCGTACAGTTGCCCTATGACGTATCGTCTCCGATGAAGAAAAAGATCGCCACAGAGCGTAGACAGGACATACAAAACCAATTGACCGACCAGAAGTATGGTATAGCTTACCTTGGCGCTACCGAAAAAGTCATTCAGCTTAATAGACCTCTTGAAAACAATCTAATGTCTCAGATAGAATACCTTACCAAAATGTTCTATTCTGAGCTTGGTATTTGTGAAGAGATTCTAAACGGAACCGCTGATGAACAGAAGCAGTTGAATTATCGAAACAACGTGATCGAACCGGTGCTCTCTGCAATAACGACAGAGATGACACGCAAATGGTTGAGCACAACTGCTATAACACAGGGTCAGTCTATATACTTTGTTCAGAATTCGTTTAAGCTTGTTCCTATAGGAAATATTTCTAAGGTTATAGAGCCGTTGATAAGGTCTCAGGTACTCACTCCGAACGAAGCAAGATCTATCGTTGGATACAGACCGTCTGATGAACCAGTAGCAAATCAGCTTAGTAACCCGAACATAAACCCTATGGAGCAAATGCCGACGGATGTTGGAGAACTTCCAGAGGACGAAGAAATCAACCCAGATGAAACACAATACTAAGAAAGGAGAAACATCAAAATGGCAGGAAAGTTTGACTTTGGTGGCATAGCTACCAAATACGGCATCAAGTGTGAAGATGGTTTGACACTTGCTCCTGGCGCTTTCAACGGATGTGACGGTAAGAAAGTACCACTTGTTTGGAACCATCAGCACGGAGATGTCGAAAATGTTATCGGTCATGCTATACTTGAGGAGAAGGGAGACTGTGTGTACGCACACTGCAAGTTCAACAACTCCAAAAAGGCTCAGCATGCCAAAGAATGTCTCGGCAACGATGATATCGATGCTCTTTCCATCTATGCAAACAAGCTTCAGAAGAACGGAAAGAACGTCATGCATGGTGTTATCAGAGAAGTAAGTCTTGTTCTTGGAGGGTGCAATCCCGGAGCAGTTATCGACAGAAATTCTGTTGCAGTAGCTCATGGATTTGATATGGACCCCGAGGAGATCGAAGACCTCGACGAAGCTATCATCTATCATGGAATGGAGTCTATCGACACCGAAGACGACGAGGATGAAGAAGACTATGAAGATGATGATTACGAGGACGAAGATGAAGACGATGACGAGGAGGACGATATGAAACACGCATACGATGAAGATGACGAAGATGATGAAGAAACGATCGAAGATGTATGGAACACAATGAATGATAAGCAGAAAAAAGTATGTTACGCTCTCGTTGGCCAGGCAGTAGAAGAGGCAACCGGCGAGGACGATGACGAAGACGATGACGAGGAGGACGATATGAAGCACAACGTATTTGAAAATGGAGAATATGTAACCGGACCTGTTATTTCTATGGAAGACCGAAAGCAGGTTCTTGCAGACATGAAGAGATTTGGTAGCCTTAGCGAGTCTCTTAAGCACCACATGGAGGATGAAGACGGCGTTCTTATGCACGCAGTTACTCCTGCAAACTACCCCACAAACGAAGACGGATCAACTCAGACTTACGGCGTAGCTAACGTTGACTGGCTCTTCCCTGATGTAAAGAACTTTACTTCTGGTGAACCTGATTTCATCATGAGAGATCAGAGCTGGGCAGAAAAGCTTCTTAGCGCTGCTCATCACACACCTTTCAGCAGAGTTAAGATGATGTTCGCTGACATCACAGCTGATGAAGCTCGTGCAAAAGGTTACATCAAGGGCAACCAGAAGGTAGAGGAAGTATTCACTCTGCTTAAGAGATCCATCACACCTCAGACCGTATACAAGAAGCAGAAGATGGACAGAGATGATATCGTTGATATCACAGATTTCGACGTAGTTTCCTGGATCAAGAAGGAAATGCGCGGAATGCTCAATGAGGAAATCGCAAGAGCTATTCTTGTTGGTGATGGACGTAGCACAGCATACGAAGATAAGATCTCCGAGGATCACATCAAGCCCGTATACAACGACGCAGATCTCTACGCTATCAAGATCAGACTTCCTTATATAGCTAATGAGTCAGATGATGCTAGAGCAAAGAGAGTCATCAGAGCTGCTATCAGGGCTCGTACTCAGTACAAGGGTTCTGGCAATCCTACAATGTACACAACAGCAGAGTACAAGACCAACATGCTTCTTCTCGAGGACGGTAACGGTTACAGCCTTTACAAGACAGAGAACGAGCTTGCTACAAAGTGCCGCGTTAAGGAGATCGAGGAAGTTGAGATCATGGAAGGTATCAACAGAACTATCACTGAAGACGCAACAACTACAACTTATGATCTTGCAGCTATTATCTTCAATCCTACAGATTACAACATCGGTACAGATCGTGGCGGAGAGATCAACAACTTCGAACAGTTCGATATTGATGTAAACCAGCAGAAGTACCTCATGGAGACTCGTGTGTCCGGTGCACTCGTTAAGCCTAAGAGTGCTATCGTTATCGAGATCGCTAGAGCAGCAGGCTGATAACATCAAAATGGTAGTGTAACAATTAATCAGGCGGTATTCAGTTCGGCTGGCCGCCTTTTATAAATTAGGAGGACGAAATAATGTTAACAAAAACTATCACTTATGAAGATTACAACGGAAACAAGAAGACGAAAAATTTCTACTTTCATTTAACAAAGACAGAGCTTGCTAAGATGGAGCTCATGGAGCACGGCGGAATACGTGCGAAGATTAAGAAGATGATCGAGTCCGACGACAGTCGTGAAATCTATAACTATTTTGAGGATTTCGTTTTAACTTGCTATGGTGAGAAATCGGCAGACGGGGAAGAGTTTCTTAAGAGCCCGGATATTCGTCAGAGATTCCAGTGTCATCCGGCTTATGACAAGCTCATGATGGAGTTTATCGAGGGTGGCGACAAGGCTATGGCAGATTTTATAAACGCAGTAGTATCAAAAGACATTGCAGAAAGTATGGCTAATGCTGATCCGGCAGAGCTTAACAAGCTTGTTGGGTTTGAAGTAATTCCTGGAAATAAGGAATAATACAGATTGGAGAAAGAGAATGCCTAAAAGTATACATGTGATCGGTAAAGAATTATTTAATGAAGAGACAGGAAAATTCATTTCAGTAAAAGACACAACGTTAGTTTTAGAGCATTCTCTCATCTCCGTTTCTAAATGGGAAGCGAAGTGGGAGAAACCGTTTTTGGTGGAGAACGCACTAGACACAAACGAAAAAATTATTGACTATTTCAGATGCATGACAATTTCTCCGGCTAACGTAGATCCGACAGTATATCTGTGTCTGAGTGCCGCGAATGTTCAAGAGATAATGGACTACATTAACGATCCAATGACCGCGACATGGTTCGGAGAAGACAAGAGGAAAAACGATAAACAATTTAAAGGCGCAAAGAAACCGAAGAAAGAAATAATAACTTCGGAAGTAATATATTGGCAAATGATAACACTTCAGATACCTATTGAGTTTCAGAAGTGGCATTTAAATAGATTGACGACATTAATAAGAGTTTGCAACGCTAAAAACAATCCGGAAAAGATGAGCAAGAAAGACATCCTGGCACAAAATGCTGCTATAAACAAAGCTAGGAAAGCTAAACTACACAGCAAGGGGTGATAGAATGGACGATTATATTTGCCATTACGGTATCAGAGGCCAAAAATGGGGAGTTAAAAATGGTCCGCCATATCCGTTGAAAGGCGGAGATTATTCGGCCACAGAAAAAAAGTTCAAATACCAGAAATCGAAGAAAGCAAATTCTGCAATAAACAAAAAGCACTTTGACAAATACATAACGAAAAACGATTCTATATCCACCTTATCGTATAACAAAGATCGATTAAAAGACGCCGAGTTTGCATATGCTACATATAAGAACGCGGATAAGTCATGGTACAAGTCTTTGTTTAATGCTCCAATAAAAGAGAATGGCGTTCAGGTTTTAAAATACGATATTAAAAGTAAAGCAAAAAACGGAATGAAAATAGCTTCCGAAGACAGTTCCGTAAAAGTATTTAGAGATTTATACAAGAATAATAGAGACTTTTACAATTTTGTAAATGATCCCAAAAGACTCGAAGCTTATTTTGGAACAAACAAAATGAAATTTGGGGCATATAGGGAAGCTAAGAAAGCCTTAGACAGAACAAAAGTTGGAAAGCCCACAGATGCCGATTTACGAACAGTGTACAGGATGTTCAATTATATTCTTCCGTCAGACGGAACCAGTGGTCCCGTAAAAGGCGAAAGAATGGCAAAAGACGTTGCCAATCAAAGAAAAAAATTATTTAAAGAATTAAAAAAGCAGGGGTATAGCGGATTACTTGATACGAACGACTCTCTTTACGGTTCGTTTAGAAAGCACACACAAGCCCCTGTAATTATATTTGACATGGGCAATCTCATGGTTGATAAAGATGCGCAGCGAGTTAGTTTAAACGATAAGAGATTTTCCGACTTGCTGTCTCTTGGTAGGAGGATATTTGAAAGATAGGAGGTCGTGATACCAAACGATTATAGAGCATATGTCGAATGTGATTACAACTCGATATATCATCATGGTATAAAAGGTATGAAATGGGGTGTAAGACGTTATCAGAACAAGGACGGATCGCTTACACCAGAGGGAAGAAGACGGTACGAACGAGATGCCCTCAGTCAAATGAGAAACACGAGAACAAAAGAAGGCATCAAAGAAATATTTGAAGATAGTGCACAACTTTTGGATAAGAAAAAAGTAGAGAAGTTCAAATCTATAAATGATGAACTAGATAAAGTACAAGACCAAATAAATAAAAATGGTGGTTACAGGGAATTTTGGGAATCTAAAGAATGCGACGAAATGGTAAAAGAAGCACACAAGATGACCATGGATTGCTTGAAGGAGAGCGCACCAGATCTATATAAAACAATGATCGCCGACAAAAAGAAAGATCCAAAACATTACGATCCGTATATGTATCATGATTACAGAAAAATATTTGAAGGAACGGAGGACATGATACTGGACAAGTATGAGAAGAAATGGAACGACGGGCCTGGAAAATTATGTGCCAAATACGATAGACTTTGGGATAGAAAATGGAAGATGTCCAGAGATTTGACAAAAGATGTTTTCGGAGATATTGGCGATAAATACCTTTCAGAGATAAACAGCATAGCAGACACATGGCCCGAAGCAGAGCCGACAGTCTTCAAATATTTACGCCTTTATGATTCGTACTCAACTTGGTTGAACAAGAACTTAAACAATTCATCAAAATGACAGCGCGGAGATGAGATATGAAAAGCGCAATAAAATTCAAACAGACGGGCAAATTCACAAAAACCATGAAATTTATGAATCATGCTCTGCGAAGGGACTATCTAAACGTTCTTGACAAATACGGTCGAATGGGCGTAGAAGCTTTGAAAGATGCAACACCTGTAAACACTGGCTTGACAGCAAATTCGTGGACGTATGATATTGTAAGCGACAATAAAACTTGTAAAATTTCTTGGTATAATACGAACACAGTAACAAACAAGACCGGGTACGACTTCAACATCGTTGTTTTACTTCGTTACGGTCATGGAACGAGAAATGGCGGGTGGGTAGAACCCAATGATTTTATCACACCTGCCATGAAACCTATATTTAAAAAGATAGCCGAAGAAGCTTGGGACGCTATCATAGACATAAAACAATAAGAAAGGAGATACACTCAAATGGACCATTACGGCGATGCCTACGATACAAAAATCGTAGAAATGGAATTTGACAATGCCGCTTTTGAGAAGAATATTCATCAGTCCATAGATTCCTTAGATGATCTCCAAAGCAAACTAGACAACATGAGAGGTGGAAATGCGTTCCAGCAGATAGCTGCCGCAGCTGCCGACATGGGATTTGACAAAGTTGTTAGTGGAATAGACTCTATTGACAAAAAGATGTCCGCTATGGGTGTGGTTGGAGCAACTGTAATAAACAATCTCACAAACAGTTTCCTTAATTTCGGAAGAAATCTTTGGAGCTCCACGATCGGACAGGCCGCTAGTGGCGGTATGCGAAGAGCACTCAATATCCAGCAGGCCGAGTTCTTAATGGAAGGCCTCAAACTTGACGTAAAACAGCTTAAAGACGACGCCATGTTTGCGGTTGAGGACACCGCGTATGGTTTCGACGAGGCAGCTTCCGCAGCGGCACAGTTTGGCGTAGCTGGCGTTAAAGCCGGAGAAGAGATGAAACATGCGTTGCTTGGTGTTTCTGGTGTCGCCGCGATGACTGGTAGAGATTATGCGAGCATCGCTCATATTTTTACCACAATGGCATCACAGGAAAGAGTCATGGGCATGCAGCTTACCCAGATGTCATACGCTGGTATAAACGCAGCGGCGGTATTGGCTAAGCATCTTAATACGAGCGCTGCGAATATAACAAAGATGGTATCTCAAGGAAAGATATCATTCAAACAGTTCTCAGACGCCATGTATGAGGCATTCGGTGAACACGCAAAAGACGCGAACAAGACATTCCAGGGCAACTTGTCCAATATCAAAGCCGCTTTATCGAGAATAGGTGCCGAGTTTGCTGGTCCATTAACAACAGATTTTATACCGGCTATGGGCGAGCTCAGAAACCTGATAAATCAGATCAAAAAGGACATGACCCCGGTCGTAGAACTGTTCCAAAAGCTCACAAAAGTTGGAAATAAGCTTGCACAGTCGTTTTTAGAATCAGTAAAGAACAGCGGTGCGTTTCATAATATTTTTGAAGGTCTTACAAACATATTTTATGCTTTTTTAACAGTAGCTCTGGCAGTATCGCAGGCGTTTAAAGAAGCATTTCCGCAGTTTAACGGTATTACAGACGCATTTAGACGTTTGACTGTATATTTGATACCTACTCAGGAAGCGTTCGAGAATATTAAAGACCGAGCTAAGATTTTAGTTTGGTTCCTGATGAATACAGTAAACAAAGTGATACGATTTATGAAAATAGTATCAAAAGTATATATATTATTCGCTTTGACTTTTGGCAAAATGGCCGAAGCTATTGTAGACTTCATAGCCAAGAACGTAGATTGGTCAAACACCTTAACAGTTATAACAAGTATTTTGAAACTTGTGATTGGATTGATAGTCGCGTTAGCGTCAAAAATACTTTGGCTAAAAGATAGAATAGTCGAGTTATTTAAAGATAAACAATTTCTATCTTTTCTTTCTTCGTTTTTCGAAGTGCTCGGATCGTTGGTCGCATTTGCAAAAAGGATGGGAACCGAGTTCGTCGGCTACATCAAAACGATAGTGGAAGGACTCAACTGGGCTTGGGATACTGGATCGAAAGCTCCTGGCAAGCTCGAAGAAATAGGCGAAAAGATCAAACCGTTGGGTTGGATTCTTGGAAAATTGAATTCCTTCCTTACTTGGTTTAATGGTCTTCTTAAAGATGCCATAGATCACGTCAAACTTTGGCATATCGCTGTGGTTGGTGCTGTGTTGGGCATTGGAGCATTGGGTTTGTGGCTATATACGAAGCTCACATACATCACAAAACCTATAATAAACATAGTAAAGACCGTCACTACAATACCGCAAGCGGTTAAAGGTGCGTTTAACTCGATTTCGAATGCGTTTAACCAGTTTACAAAGGTACTTGGTTTAACTTCGTTAGAGATATATTCTCAGTTTATTTTAAGATTTGCTATTTCTATTGCTATATTGACAGTTTCTCTTGTTGCATTATCCAATATCCCGATAGGTGAAATGCTTACAGGCTTAGCCGGCTTGACTGCAATTGTGGCGTTGCTAGGCAGTATATTGTTGACGTTCGACTATATAGCAAAAGAGTTCGCAAAGGGTGGAGACGGAAGCTTAAAAGGAGATCTCGCAAATTCAGCAAAGGCATTCGCTTGGATGTCTAGCATAATGATCCTCCTTACTGGCATATCTTTGGTGGTTGGTTTGATGACCGGACTTGCTTATCTTGCTCCAGAAGCTCTTGCACAAGCAACCTTAACAACCACGCTCATGGTCGGATATGTCGTAGCACTGATGTCAATTCCTGGTGTTATAAAGAAATGCGTGTCATTGAATGCTAACGAAATAGTAAGCTTTGCTTTATACATGGCATCAGTCGCACTTGCTATAGGCGTTATTGCTTCAAGCATAGCAAATTTGTCTAACAACATCTCAGCATCGCCTGACTCGATACATATTGCCAAAAACATATTGGTTGCTCTTGGGGCGGCAATAGTTGGAATGATGTATGTTCAAAACAAGATAAATAAAGGCGACGGCAAACGGGCCATGCAGATGGCTGGAGCTTTTGCAATCATGGCTGCTGGCATTGTTGCTATATCAGTTGTCCTAGCTCAAATTGCTAAGGTTGGAAAACCCAAGTCTATCGAAGCTGCAGGAGTTGCTATATCTGCTGTTATATTAGCACTTGGCGGGGCTACTAAAATAATGAAAGCTGTTGATATTCTTGACGCTGCCTCGTTTGCGGTTATGGCATCGTCGCTTGTGCTGTTAGCTGCTGGTATGGCTGTACTTGGTTCTGTTAAATGGACATCTGTTCTGGTTGCTGCCGGTGCTATCACATTACTCGGTTTTGCTATCACCGGTATGATGAGCATAATGAACGGTAGAGATGCTATAGACGCTCTTGCATTTCTTGCTATAGCTGGTGGCATATCTGCAATTATATCTAGTTTGTCCCTTTTAAAAGAAGTTGATACAATAAAGATATTAGCGACGACTTGGTCGACTGCGGCTCTCGTGGCAGTGTTAGTATCTGTTTCCGCCATCGGTATCGAAGCGGTTCCTGTTATTTGGGCTGTTGCTGCGGCTTTGCTTGCTATAGGTGCGTATGCTTTGGGAATAGGTACTGGAATAAAGTATATTTCTGAAGGTTTAACTGCTTGGATAAACGCATTAAAGACATTTGCTGATATTAGTAGCGATGTTATTCCTAAGATAATTAACAACATTAAGTTATTAGTTATTGGTCTCGGTAATGTCGCGGATACAGTTGTGTTGACCGCTCCTAAATTTGTAGAAGCTGTGTTGGTAATTGGCAAACTTATTGGACTGGCGATCACTACTGTTATATGCACCATAATTGCAGGAATACTTAAGTTGATGTTAGGCATCGCTTTGTTCTTAGATGAGCATGTGGTAGAGATATTAGATTTATTTAATTCCGTGCTCGTCAAAATCGTAGACTGGATGTATGAGCATCAGTCAGATCTTGAAGAAGCTGGTTATAAACTTGGAATGGCGATCGGTAATGGATTCCTTAGAGGTGTTCAGGAAGCCATGTCGACCATGGTAGCAGCTCAAGTACTTAAGGTAAATGCAGAAGATCTCCGCAAGTTAAGAAGTAGCGACGTCGAAGAACGTAAAAAGGCTGCTTTTAGTGTCGCATCTCAGGTTGGTGCTAATATAGACGAAGGTCTTGTACAGCCCATAAAGAATGGGGAGTTCTGCACTGCCATGAAAACTCTTGCTAGTGGCGGTATAGCTGCTTTCGCTTCCGAGATGGAGATATTTTCACCCTCTCGTGTCATGAAACGTATGGGTGGTTATATCATCGAAGGTTTAACTAACGGTGTGGACGATAATGCTGATGATTTTACAGATCGCATGGGATTACTTGCCAATGATGGAACGGACGAGGCCGAAAAAGAGTTTGAAAGTGAAACGGACAAGCTTGCAAGGCACATAGATAATTTTAATAGTTCATTTAACAAAGTCACAGAAGATAATAAAAGTCGAGCTGAGAAGTATGCCGAATATTCATCTATGTTTGCGAAATCGTCCAAAGATACGGCAGAAACCGTATCAGAAGCGAATGAAGTTCTTAAAGATACTAGCGGATTCGACTCGTATGTACAGGCACAGATAGACGCAGCAAACGACATGCTATTCGGAGCCAACGCTACAAACGAAGCTGTTAAATTATCCGCCGATTCATACAGGTTTGCTACCGTAGAAAAAGCCGACGCTATTATGGACGGAGCCAAGCTCACAAAAGAAGCCATTGAAGTGCAGGCAATGTCAGATGTTCAGTCGATAGAGACTGCAAGTGAAGTTACTGAAGAAGTTGCATTTAACAGCGGCATAAGCATAATTGACGAGTTCGTAAATGGATTGATAACTGGGTCGTCAAGTGGAGACGCACAGAATGCTGTCGGAGGACTCTTCGGATCTCTTAGTAGTTTGTTTGGTGACCTCGGTACTAGTATATTTGGTTCTGATTATTCGTCGGCATTTAAAGTATTTTCTGGATCTGGTAGGGACTGGGAAGCCGAAGGTATGCAGATCCTTGGCGGTCAGTATGCATATCAGAGAGCCGGTTACGACAGTCTGGAAAAGTATGTTGAAGCCATGTCTAGCATGGAAAGAAAGTCCACCGTGGATTACTGGATTAAGAAATTCTTGGGCGATTTTCCAGACGCTGACGACGCGGTTTCAGATCTTACGGACGGTCTCGGTGATTTATCCGGGGCTCTCGGAACAGCTTCACAAAAGACCGATAAGCTTAGTGATTCGGTAAAATCTGCGTTAGACGTATTTTCAGAGTTCAATGATCAAGTTGGAACGACCGGACGAAGCGTGCTTCAGAATTTCATGAACCAGATAACCGGTGTTACAAAATGGTCAAAAGAACTTGAAGCTTTATCATCTCGCGGAATCAACGCTAACTTCTTAGTAGACCTTGCCGATCAGGGACCTGCAGCATATGATAATATTCATGCTCTTTATACCATGACAGACAAGGAGCTTGCTCTATTTAATCAGATGTACGCTAAGAAACTTAGCTTACAGAAAGATACGGTTAAATCCATAAGAGATAGTTTTGTTAAAAACGGAGCCATGACAACAAAAGAGGCTGCCGAGTATGGTAAGAAGATAACCGAGGCTACTGCTAATGGAGTTGAGTCTGGGTCTGACACACTGTCGAGTTCTATGACAAAGACAGAGACAGCAGCTGCTCAGAGTGCAGCAGAAGAAGCAAAACGTCAAAAGATTGACGACACATTTATATCTGCGTGGTCGGCTAACGTTTGCTCGGAATCTTCGAAGCTCGTACTGTCTCAGGCATTTACGGATCTTGGCTTAGCTTCTATGGACGCATTCAAGCAGTCTATGAACTTCGAAGTTATATTAGATCAGCTTATATTGTTTAAGAACGGCATAAAAGAACAGGTTAGAAGTTCTCTTAAGTTGTTTGATGAAGTTGCTTATAAAACAAAAGATCAAAAGAAAGCAGAAGAGTATTCGACTCAGCAGATGTTATATAACATGGCTGAAAATACGAAGAAGATAGGTCGCTGGGCAACGAACATTCAAAAACTTTCCGAACGAGGTTTGTCAGAGGGTCTCGTCGATCAGTTACGTCAACTTGGTCCTGATGGAGCCGAGCAGATAGACGCGTTTGTTAGGATGTCCGACAAGGAATTGAAGAAAGCAAATGCGATATATTCTAGTTCGCTTAAACTGGACGAATATACTTCGGATAAGATAACTTCTGCATATTCTAAAGCCGGTTTCGCAACCACTCTCGGACTCAAGAAGGGTCTTAAAGATGGTAAAGACGATCTGTTGTTTGCATACCAGGAGGTTGGTGAAGATGCATCTGAAGGTTTTGTAAACGGTGTTGATCCGACGGCTGCAAACGAAGTAATGAAGTTCTTAGGTGAGAACTCATTATCAGCGCTTAAGACGGCACTGGATTCACATTCTCCTTCTAAAGAAACAGAGAAGATAGGTATGGACACTACAGAAGGTTATATTCTCGGTATAACTTCTCCTAGTAGGCTTGCAGAAGCTATGTCGAATCTAGCCACAACGACGTTGGGAATGTTTTCTCAGTTGCTTGGTCCTGATAAATTCAGAATCATGGGACTTGAATGCATAGACGGATTCGCTAGAGGATTGATAGAGGGTTTGCAGACGAAGACTCATGATATTCTGAACATGTTTACATTAAGTATGTTTGGAATAAATGACAATTTGGAAGATCCGGACAATTCTCTTCGAGTTAATATCATACCGGTGGTAGACCAGAACGCTTTAGACGGAACGTCAGCTCTTATGAACGATTATTTTGGAAACAAGAGGTTTGATATTTCTGCCAGCGTCAATCGAGCAAATGCTGCAAACAAGACAAACAACCAGAACAATGAACAGAACATTCTCATTGAGGCTATACGCGGTTTGAGGGAAGATGTTAAGAACATAAAGAACACTAACGAAGCATATCGCACTGATATTGGGTCGCTTAGAGACGCTATATCGTCCATGAAAGTAACATTAGATACGGGAGCTCTTGTCGGACAGATCACAAATCCGTTAGACGCAGCTCTTGGAACAAAGGCGATGAGAAGCTTAAGAAGGAGGGGTTAAGACATGCCGGATTTTAATTATAATGGGGAACACTCCATTAATATTTCTGGTAAAGACACTTGGACTGATTGGCATTTAGCTCCGCAGTCCAGACCGTTTGTGGCTGCCCCTACGATTAAGGAGGAGTATGTAGACGTACCTGGTGCCGATGGTAGCCTCGATTACACTGAGGTTCTTACAGGAGGTGTCAGGTACGGTCAACGTACTGGTCAGTGGGCGTTTATATTGGACAACGGATATGTCAAGCCATTTGAGTTTCAGTCTGATATTCTAGCTTATCTGCACGGTAAGAACCACACAATAATACTTAAAGACGATCCTGAATATTACTATACTGGTAG